GCCGGGCCGGCCCGCCCCCCCCCCCCCCCGCCCCGCCCCCCCCGCGGCGCTGACACCGGAAGGCCGCGCGGCAATAGCGCGGGCCGACAAAGAATATCGCGTCGCCAATCGCGCAAAAATCAGCCAACAACGGGCACAATATCGTGCCGCAAATCGAGAGCGGTTTCGCGCATACTTCCTCGCCAACATCGAACGATACCGGCGATATTCTCGGAAATGGTATGCAAAAAACCGCGACCGAATCCTCGTGGAAAATCGGCAGATTTACCGTTCCGACCCCGAGGTGCGCCGCCGGCACGCAATAGCATCTAAGGCTTGGCGCGAGGCCCATCCTGATCGAATGCGGGAATTGATCGCTGCATGGGCAAAGGCTAACCCCGACCGGGTGCGCTTGTTAGCCGCGCGCTATCGCGCACGCCATCACGACCGAGAAATAGCAAGGTTTCGCGCTCGGTATTCCCGCGAGGCCGCCGTACTGAAATTTTTGCACGAGATAGGTGTCATTCAGACCAAGGCGGATAAACGCGACCCTGAGATTCGCACCGCCGCGATTACTTATGCCCGCGAGCTTGGCTTGTTATCAGGAGTCGCCCAATGATGACCACCCCGACGCCGCAGCCATCACCCGGCCGGCGCAGCCGGCGTGCCCGCCTCAGTACGCCGCCGGAACGTCTTACCAAACTGCGCGCTGATGATCCAAAAGCGACCATCGACGAAATCGTCGAGCGTTACTTGCAGCCTATTCGCGACAATAGCCTTTTTGATGACGCGCAAACCGAGCTTTGGGCGCTCGGTGCCGTCGAGCTTTGGTTGCGTGCGAACATCACCCCGTCGCAGCCGGCACGGGTGCGCCCGACGCCCGAGCAGCGCCAGGAACGCAAAGCCCGCATTCATAAGCAGGTCGCGGAATTGAAAGCTAAAGACACGGCGCGCATCGAGGCCGCCGTCAAGATTCGGCTGCTCGATTGGATGACGACATTCGGGCAGCCGCTCGGCGATTGCACCGGGGCGCAGTGCCAGCGGTTGAGCCGCCGCTATGGGCCGTTTTTTGCCGAGGTGGCAAAGCGGCTCAACCCGAGCGACCACGTCAAAAACCACCTAACCGAGACGGAATTGCAGGAAATCGCCCGCACATACCGTCTCGGTGTCAGCGATAGGTGACACATGGCGCAAAGTTTCATGCCCCGCCTCGCCGAGCCGCGCAGCGCGCAGATGCTCGAAATGGTCCGCAGCGCCGGCGGCACGTTCGACCTCGATGTCCTGCATGTGATGGATGAGCGGGACAATTCGCTGATCGCCGACGAGGTCCTAAGCGGGGCCGGGTCCGACCGGTTTGTCTATCATTTCAGCATCAACGGCACCGAGGTCTCGGGTATCAGCGTGGTCGGCGCGCGGCACCTCGCGAACCATTACCACGGGCTGCGGCATCGGCTCGTCGGCTATGTGCAAAAGATCGGCTCGCTGTTCGAGTATCGCGCGTTTCCGAGCGACGGGTTTGCCGGTGACATTCAGCCGCGCGTGTTGCACGAGCTTGCCGATCAGCCCGATTACTACTCGATTGTCTGCGAGGTGACAGACATCAAAACCGGCAACAGCGTGCAGGTCGAATGCCGCGAGGAACGGGTCGGCTACAGCCGCGACGGCTCGCCCTACGACAAACCGAATTATCAGAAGATCGCGCAGTCGAAAGCCTACCGCAACGCGGTGCTCTCGCTGATCCCGCAGGATGTGCAATTGCGGTGGAAGGCCGAGATGCTGAAAATAAAAAAGGGTGCGGACATCACCGCATCGGTCATCGACGAGAAACGCCGGAACGTGTTGCGGTTTGCCGCGCAGCATGGACTCGCGCTCGAACGCCGCGCCGTCGAGCACCTCGGCCTCGACCAAATCACCGGCCTCGGCGACGCCGCGCGGGTGAGCGAGGCCGCCTTTGTGAACAGCGCGCGCTCTCTCGGCCTCGGCGTCGAGCAGGGTCGCGAGCGCGAGCCTGAGATAGGAACAGGGGAGACGACCGCAGCGGCACCATTGGCCGCACGCCGTCGCGGGCGTCCTCCTGGGTCGGCCCGGCGGGATGGGCGGGAGAGTGCAGGCCCCACCCCGCCGGGTTCGGCTGATGAGCAGGAGCAGGAGCAGGAGCAGGAGCAGCAAGAGTCGCCGCCGTCGGGCGAACCGCCGCCCCGCCGCCCGCGCGCCACCTTCGCCGAATAGGAGTCCGCTATGCGCGTCAATGTCTACGCCGAGGAACTGACCGACGACATCGAGGTCGTCCAGCAATTCGGTGGCGGCCACCCCCGGCCGTTCTTCGGGCTGCGAATCTATCTGCGCTCGCCGTCCGAGCTTCACCACACGCCCGAGGACGACGACCGCAGCGCGGTGACCTTTTGGTTTGATAGCACCGCTGCGCTGAACGATTTTCGCGAGGCGCTCTACACCAAAGCGCGAGCACCCCGATGAGAATCCGCATCCGCAATTTTCGCGGCTGTGAGCGGGCCGACCTCGACGTGAGCCGGATCGCGCTGCTATCCGGGTCCAATGCCTCGGGCAAATCGAGCGTCGCGCAGGCGGTCGGCGCGACCCTCACGGGGACGGCGACCTATGGCGGGTTGAGCAAAGACGCCGCCGCGCTGCTCGTGCGCAAGGGCGCGGCCGAGGCGTCGGTGACGGTCGAGGGCGACAAGGGGACCGCCTCGATGTCCTGGCCGCGCGGGCTGCCGGGTGCCACCGGCACCGCGCCTTGGTCGAGCGAATACGCCGCCGGGCTGACGAGCACCGTGTCGTTGCCGCCGCGCGACCGCGCCCGGGCGCTCGCCGTGATGCTGCGCGCCGACCCGACCCGCGAGGACCTCGGCGACGCGCTCGATATGCTTGGGTTCGCGGCCGAGCACGCGGACCGGATATGGCAACGCATCGTCGAGCTTGGGTGGGACGGCGCGCACGCCAGCCGAAAGGACCTCGGCGCGCAGCTTAAGGGTCAATGGCGCGGCATTACGAATCTGAACTATGGCTCGAAACAGGCGGTCGGGTGGCGGCCCGACCTCGTCGACCTTAACCGCGCCGACCTCGCCGCCGCCGTAGCGCGGGCACGAGTCGAGGTCGACAATGCGGTCCGTGCCGAGGCCGTGTCGAGCGCGCGGCGCGAACAGATCGAGGCCGAGGCCGGCGCGCTCGAACAGCGCCGCCAGGATGCGCAGCGGGCCGACGCCGAGGCCGAGGAACGGGCACAGGCCCTCCGGGCGGCACAGGCAGCCCGGCAAGCTCTACCCCCTGCGGAAGGCCCGCGCACGGTCCCCTGCCCGCATTGCAACGCGCCGCTCATTATCGACCTTGTCGGGCTGCGGCTCGAACCCGTCTCGACCGCCGTCTTGACCGACGCCGACGTCAAGGCCCGACGGCAGGCAATCGCGACCGCCGAGGGTAAGCTCGCGCACGCGCAGGATGCGGTGAACATCGCCCGGCACGCGGTGAGCGATACCCGCGCCGCCGTCGAGCGCGCCGAGACTGCGGCTGACCAATTGCGGAATTGGCCGGCGGCGGTCGAGGCCGGCACCGACATCGAGGCCGCCCGGCAAGCCCTGCGCGCCGCCGAGACGCGGCTCGCCGACTATGACCGCAAGGTGCAAGCGGACGACCTGCACGAGAAGATTTCGAGCAACGAGGACCTGCTCGCGGTCCTCGCCGGCGACGGGCTGCGGGCGAAGCTGCTCGCGCAGCGGCTCGACGTGTTCAACGGCAAACAGCTTAAAGCCCTCACCGACGCGGCCGGATGGGGCGCGGTCAAGGTCGAGGCCGACATGACCGTCTATCTCGACTGCCGCGCCACGGCGGGCATGTGGCTGCCCTATGCGCTGCTCTCGACCTCGGAACAGTACCGGGTCCGGGTGGTGCTGCAGGTCGCGGCGGCGTGCCTCGACGGGTCCGACCTGGTGGTCATCGACGCCGCCGATGTCCTCGACACCGACATCCGGCCGGCGCTGTTCGAGCTTCTCGACGCCAGCGGGGTCCGGGCCTTGGTCTGCTCGACCGCCGCGCGCCGGGACCGGGTGCCCGACCTCGCCGCGCTCGACCTCGGCGTCTCCTATTGGGTGGCCGGCGGGATCGCCGAGCCGCTCACCGAGGCCAAGGCCGTCGCAGCGTGATAAAAGGTTTTGAAATTTTACCAGGTTCGCCCATATAATGCCTCGCGAACGACGCGCCTTCCGCCCGAGCGATGTCACTGCCGCAATCAAAGCAGTAAAGCGGGCGGGCGAGTCGGTCGCACGGGTCGAGGTCGACCCCGATGGCAAGGTGATGGTTTTCACCGGCTCGCCCGAGGCACCCGACCAAAACCCGGCCTTTGACCAAGAAAGAGCATTGGAGCGATTCGAGAATGCGCTACGAACCAAAAAACAAGCTCGGCCCCGAAAGGGCGCGGCTTCGTGAACAGTACAAGCATCTGACGATCAGTTACTCCCGGCACGACCGAGACAAGATTTTCGTTTATTACCGACCGCCCGGCGGGCGCGCAGTCCGCATCGAGGCCGACCCATTCAAGCAGCCCGCGCTATTCCGTGAGCAATACGAGCGGGCGGTGCGCGGCGAGCCGCAAGCGGAGGGCGACAAACCCGCCTCGCGCGGCGTCGCCGGCACATGGAACGCCGCCGTCGCGGATTATCTCGGGACCCACAAATACACGAGCAAGGCCGCGAACACGCAACGGCTCTACCGGCCGTTTCTCGATTCGCTGCGCGCCGCCTGCGGCAAGCAGTTGATGAAACAAACCGAGCCTTGGTTCCTCTTTAAGCTGCATGATGCCGTCGTGCAAAAGCAGGGTTCGACGCAGGCGAACACGTTTCTCTCGGTGCTCGCGAATGTCGTGCACGTCGGTCGGCTGCGCGGGTGGGTGCCCGCCAATCTCGACCTACTGCTCGGGATCGAGCATCAGGAGGTCGAGCGCAATTCCTACCGACCATACACCGATGTCGAGGTCGAACAGTACCGGGACAAGCACGGCCCCGACACGATGGCGCGCAAAGCGTTCGAGCTTGCCTACCTGCTCGCGCTCGGGAATGCCGACCTCATCCGGCTCGCGCCATGCCACATCGACGACCTCGGGAATGTATGGATCGCCCGGCAAAAAACCGGCACCACGCAAACCTCAAACATCAACGCCGACCCGATGCTGCGGCAGATTATCGACTCGTTCGACGTGCCCGCCGATGGTCCGGTCGACACGATGGGCCGGTCGACCGTGCCGTTCCTGCGCAATCAATTTGGCAAACCGTTTGAAGGCTCGACGTTCCGCAAGCAATGGCGACGGTGGGCGACCGAGGCGGGGTTGCGCGAGGATTTCAAAATTCACGGCGCGCGAGCCACGATGGTTACTGACATGATGGATGCGGGCGTTGCGAACAGCGACGGGATGCGCCGCACCGGACACCTCGACGAGCGCACCTATGTCCGGGTGTACGGCAAGCAGGCGAGCGTCACGCGCGCCGCCGGTCGGGCGCAAGCGCAGGTCGTCGCCGCGCGGGCGAGAAAGGGCGCGAAAACATCGGCGCTGCGGGTGGTCGGCGCTTGACAATCCGCGAGAGGTATCTGCCGCGATACGTGCAGCATTTCACCGTGCGTGGTCGGTCCTATTATTATTTTCGGCGTGGCAACGCGCCGCGCATTCGACTGTACGGGAAACCCGGGTCTGAACAATTCCGGCGAGAATATGCAGCGGCAAGGGGGGTAGAAACGCCCCTCCTGCCATTGCCAAGGCAGCCAGCAAAAGCGCGAACCGTTTTAGGGCGGCAGGCAGCAAGAGCACCTAAAATCGGTGTCTATCTGCTCTTTCTTGAAGGTGCATTGGTCTATGTCGGCGCAAGCCTAAACATGCCAGAGCGGGTCAAAAGCCATCGCAGCAATGGGCGGCCGTTCGATAGAGCGTATTTTATTCAGACTTTGCAAAAAGAGCGTTTCGTCGTCGAGAGCGTGTTGATCGCCGCGCTCTCCCCTCGGCAGAATCGGCGCGGCAATAACGAGAACGCCACCGGAACCCAAAATTTCAAACCCGCCAACAGGTTTGAAAATTCACCCTTGCATTTCCTAGATGAACAGCCCGTTTCGCGCTAACGCGGGATTAGCTATAAAACCAATAACATCAATCACTTACCGCTTCAAAACCCCGAAAACTCGCCGAAATGTTTTCAACGGGTTAGGTTAGGCGCTTCAAAACTCTGTGGCTGGAAGCCGCCGGGCAGTCGCTATCAACTTTCTGGCCGGGATTATCACGCCGGAACCCACCGCGCGCGCTAAATCACAATATCACGCAAATTTAGAGAATGAATGACGCCGACGAGCTTAAAAACCTGGGTGGGAGCGGCATGATGGAACAGCAACAAACAACACAAGCGGAGGGCGGCAGCATGAGCGAATCCACCAAGAGCGAACTCACCAAACGCGATAAGCTAACCGGCGGCACAATCTTAGCCGTTATCGCCGTTGTGATCGTTGTCGGCCTCAGTTCAAGAGGATCGACGCCCGATGTATCCGACGCGCGGCTTGAGCGTGCGCTCAACCAAGTTGAGGACACTCTCGACAGGGTCGCGCCTGAGCTTGACCGCTTTTGCCGGGCGCACCCGACGGACGATTATTGCCGTCTGAACGGCTACCCGTTGAAAAGCGGGCAATGATGGCTAAGGGCACTTGGAACATCCCCATCGAGGTCGCCGCAGCCATGCCGCTGCGGTGCGCATGGCGCGGCTGCACGGCGGCGTGTGAGCCGCTGCCGGCACCGTTGCCGGCCGGGTGGTTTTCCCTCGTCACGTTCCGCGAGACGGCGCGGCCCGGCGTCCTCGACTTCGTGCGGGACCGGACCCGCCGCGACGCGGTCCTGTGCGCCGAGCATCACGCGGCGCTCGAACGGTTGCTAGAGCCGATTTGATGGCTAGTAATTGTCTAACCTTCCGGTTCACCCTTGTGCCGCCGCCCTCGTGACATCGAGGCCCAATTCTGGTAGGTCTTGATTCGCGTTCCTTCACCCGTTGAGGATAACGCGCCTCCCCCGGGGCCGGTGCCTGCGCCAGGGTGCCGGCCCCGGAACAGTTTCGAGGGTTGAACAATGCCCAAACCCCGACCCGAGGACGTTCTCAAATTGGCCGAGCGCATTAAACCGGCGTTGCGCGAGCACATCGAGCCGCTGCTCGCCGGCCAGGACCCGCCGCTACAATCTGCAGCCCTCGCCGAATTGCTGTCGATCTGGCTGGCCGGGCATGTCGTGCGCGGCGATCCCGACGCGACCCGCACGATGCGCGCCGGGTTGCTGGCCGATTTCTGCTTTGCCGTGAGGCAGTTGACCGACGTCAACGCCGAGGCGATGGGGACGACCGGCCGCGAGCCGGGCTAGCCGTAAAAGCCGCCGGTCGTGTTGTCGGCGGTCCCGGCGATGGTGCCGGGGTAAAAGTTCAAGTTGCTCGTGCTGGTGTTGATGACCGAGGACATGCGGACATCGAACCGCTTCCCGACGAAGGTCGTGCCGTTGAACGTCTGCCCGTTCGAGGTGATCGCCGACCCCGTGGTGCACTCAAGGAACACGTTCGAGAACGCGACCCCCGCCGAAATAATGACGCTCGAACCATCGAAGGCAACATATGACCCCATCGTGCAGACGGCGTGAGCCGGGGCGTTGTTGGTGATTTTATATGGCGCTTCCATGTTGACGACCGACGCTTGCGAACAATTGATATGCGCTACGCTGCACACGTCAAAATTGACGTTATTGATAAACGCGCGCGCCGCCATCTGACAGAAAAGCCCGCAACCCGTTCCCCCTAACGGATTTGTGTTGCGCAGGGTCAATCCCTCTAACGTAGCGAATGCGCCGTCATAGATCGCAATTGCGCCTTGATCGGTGCCCGCGCCGTTGACGATGACATTTTGCGGGGAATTGGTGTTGCCGAGCAGATAGATTCCATTAGTGCCGCCGACAAACGAGGCGCTCGTGTAGGTGCCATCGGCGAGTTGGCACGTGACGTTATATCCGTTTTTGTCGACCCGATTCTGTATGTAATCGTAAGCGTGCCGGATCGTTGCCCACGGCGTCGCCGACGACAGCCCGTTGTTGTTGTCGTTCCCGAGCGGCGGCGGCGCGAGATAAAATGTCGTGTTGGCGGTCAGCCGCAGCCGGGTCAGACGGAAGATCGCCTGCGCGAGTTGCGTGCGGTCGACCTTTGAAAGCGTCAGCCCGCTATATTCGATGACGTAGGAAATTTCCTCTTGAATCGCGTTGCACCAATCGGCGTCGACGATGGTCGCAGGCTCGCCGAGCACCGGATTGCCGGCCGTGAAATAGCCCGGGTTGCCGGGTTGAAACGGCGTCGGAAAGATCGTGACCGCATCAGGGTTGTCGATTCGGTACATTGTCGCCCCCGTTTGCATGAGGTGGCGTAAACGCATCGGGGTCGATGTTCAAAACCTGTTTGCGGATACGGTCGAGGATTGGTGCCGCTACGCGGTAGGGAAGCTCCGACAGCGCAGCGATGATCGCCTGCACGTCGCCGGCGGTGAGTTCGAGGGTGAGCGGGTCCTCGGCTTTCATCATCGCCGGGACTCCACCGCGTCGGCGAGTTGCTGCACGGCGCGGATAAGGTACGGCACGAGCATGTCGTAACGGATGCTTTGCACGTCGTCGGGATAGGGCGAGGGCGGGTCGTCCTCGGCACGCCCGAGGACCTCGCCCCGCACCTTCACGACCGCCGGGATTTCCTCGGCGACCTCCTGCGCGACGAGGCCGAGGTCGACGTGCCGGTGCACCTCGTCATAGTCCGCCATCACGGCATCAGACCAATCGAAGGCCCGCACCGGGATCGCGCGCAGCGCGCCGAGCGCGTCGGTGTCGGTGTCGCGGATGTCCTGCTTTAGCCGCCGGTCGGAGTTGACATCGACATAAATGGTGTAGTTGCTTCCTGCGGTGTCGAATATATACAATTCGTTGCCGGTCGGCCCGCCGGAAATCATCTGTGTACTGCGCACGTTCTGGCCGTTGGTGACGGTAATATTCCCGGCAACGCCATAGTTCAGAAACGTATAGGAACCCTGCCAAGTAAACGCGAGCGTGTCACCATTGCCGGTCGCTAGCTTTGCTGCACCGCCGGCGCTCAGAAATTCGGGCGCGGTGACATTTCCGCTGACAGTCAGCGCCCCGGACGCGGCGACGTTTCCCGTGACGGTCAGCGGCCCGGACGCCAGCGCCCCGGACGCGGTGACATTGCCGGTGACGGTCAGCGCCCCGGTCAGCAATGCGCCAGTGTCGCCATAGTGAAAGCGCAGCCGCTCGCCCGCCGCGCCGCCGCTCCCGCAGACGATAACAAAATCATTGGTGGTCTGCGCGCCGAGTTGCTGTTGCCACAGCACCGTAGCTCCGACATCCCCATATATCAGGTTATAGGCGTTGTTATCCGGTTTGGTGAGGGTGAGTTGCGCCGAAATACCCGCGCCGCTCGGCTGCACCGTGATGGCGCTTCCGGTCGTCGTGATGTTGCCGGCGTTGATGTTGAGATTTCCGGTGACGGAAACGCCGTTGCTGACCTGCAGAATACCGGGGACCGTGAGATTGCCGTTGAGGCCGAATACAAACGCGGAATAGCCCGTCGCTTTGGTGCCGGTGTAGATAACGGCACCCCCCGGGGTTGTCGAGCTTGTCGGGCCGTTGAGGTACAGATAGGCCCCATCGAAATAGGTGCCGTCCGCGTTCGCGGCGCGGCGTGCGGCAATCATCAGCGCATCCGACCCGGCATTAGCCGGTGTCACCGGACCGGCGACCATCGGAAGTTGCTGCGAGGATTGCCCGTAGCAGCCGAGGTTCAGATAGCCGCCGAGGGTCGAGATGAACGGCGTCGCAAGCTCGATGCGCAGCCCGGCCCCGCTGAACGCGCCTTGCTGCCGCTGAATGATATAGTCGTTGGCGTTGCCGGTGCCGCTCGCGAGTTGCCCGCCGCGCCAATAGGTGACCCCGGCTTGCTGTAGCAGGAACAGGTTTGTCCCGTTGCCGTCGGGCCGGTTGAGCGTCAGCGATGCGGTTGCGCCCGCCGTGTTCGGCGCGAGCACGAGGTTGCCGGTTTTGGTGCTGTCGCCGGCGAGCGGCACGTATGGCGCAGCGGCGACCTTGTTCGCGAGCTTTAATGGCGTGACGAATGTCGTGTCGTCGGTGCCGGCCGTGACCTCGGCCGCGGTCGCGATCTGCGCGACGCCTGCAACCGTCTCGGTGGCTTGTACGACGGCGGCGTTGATGGCCGAGGTGATGTCGGCGAGCGCCGCCGCCTGTGACCATGCGCCGTTGCGGCGGCCATAAAGCACGCTGTCGGCGGGCGCTTCCGGGATGCCGCCGCCGCCGCCCGTGCTGTGCGCGTCGACATAGCCTTTCGTCGCGGGCATGAGCGCGTCGGTCGGGTCGCCGGCGAGGTGCATCGCCCCGGTCATGGTGCCGCCCACGAGCGGAAGGAACGGAGCGCCGAGCGCGTCATTCTGCAGCGTGGTGATTTCGTCCTTCGCGGTTTGAAAGTTTGCCCGCACGGAGGCGGTCGTCGGCGTGCCCTCGACGGGCAGTGTCGCGTCGATTTGCGAGGTCATCCGATTATCACCCCTTGCTGATCCCAGATGCTGTCGCCATCGTCCCAAATCGACGCAGCGGTGCCATCGGGCCGAATATCCCAGATCGACGATTTGAGCGCATACCGAAAGATGATGACTGTGTGCGCGGGTGCCGCCGCCCGGATCATGCACTCAAAAATCTTGTCGCCCCAGGTTCGCAGCGGCTCGCCGGCGGTCGACAACCCGGCGCGGAACCATACGATAGTCGGCGGCGGCGGGATGATGATCGCCCAAGCGTGCGCCCACGCTTCACCGTTGAGGTGATCGCCGCAGCGGTTGATCGAGGCGCGGAACGGCGCGAATTGCACGACCCTCGCCGTCACCCCGACCGAGGCCGCGAGGCGGATGTAATAGTCGATACTTTGCCCGCCGCGCGCGGTGAACTTGACGCACACCGCCGATTGCCGTTGCTGCAGCGTCGGGAGCGGCCCGATGCACGGGTCAGGCAGACCGAGCGATTCCTCCCACTCGGGCAGAAGCTCGTAAGGCGGCGTGCACGGGAAAAGCTCGGCGATCAACCGATTGAGTCGAACGTGCAGCCGCGCCCATAGCGGCATAAGCGCCAGAATGTCGGCGTCCTGCACGAGTTCGAGGCCACGGTGCCAAATCCGTCCGCGAGGCAATAGGCGTTGAAACTGCGCGGCAAAGCTTTCGGCCCCGTAGACCGGCGGCGGCATTAAACCGGGTTCCCTTGGTCGTCGGTCGCGGTCACCACGCCGACGACCGGGAGGTGCCCGCCGGCGAGTTGCACCGCCTCGCTCGGTTCGAGCATCACGAAATGCACAATCCCCGGGGTCGCGAGAGCGGCGTCGTAAATCTGCGACGGGTAGATGATGCCGCCCGGGACGCCCTCATAAAGCAGCATGTCAGCAACCGAGGCGGCGATTGCATCTTTGATTTCCGACGTCCCCGGGTTGAGCGCCGCGAGGGTGATGTCGATGCTCTGCGGTTGCGGTGCGACGACATAGACGAGTGCGGTGACCGGCTGCAGCGGGTAGATGTAATCGGCGACGAGGCCCTGATCGCCGGTCGCGGTGCCGGTCGAGGGTCGAGGGTCGAGGCTCGATGTGCCGTCGGTGCCAATCGGGAAGCCGGCATTGCTGGCGCGGCTGATGTCGAACATCGGGAACACCGTTACCGACCCCGCGCCCATCGCGAGCGGCTGACACCATGCGCGGGTGCAGCCCGGGACCTGCAGCGCCCATTGCACGTAATCGGTCGCGTCGCCGCCGGCCGGTGGCGCGCGGTAGCGCAACAGCATCCGGGTCCTGAGTGCGTCCTGCGTCTCCGGGTCCGCGCCGCCCGTCGCATAACCGACCGTCTGCCCGTTGCTGTTGATGCCCGGCACGACGCCCGTGATGAAAATTGGCGTTGCGGGCGGCAGGTTTGTCGCCGCGCCGCTGACGCTCGCGATGATCGGCACGGTAACACTGCCGGTCGCGTCAATCGTCCCGTCGCCGGTCGTCTCGAACGGGGTTCCGTCGAGCGTGTTGAGTGACGAGCCGCTCGGGAGCGGAACGCCCTCGGTGCCGGTGAATTGCGCCTCGCCCGAGGCGGGCGTGGCCGGCTCGGGATAGATGCCGACGAGCGCCGCCCACGCATAGAGGTATTCATCCTCGCTCGTGAACGGCACGCCCATGCGCGCAATCCAATCGGCGTAGCCGTACACCGAATAGGCGAGGCCCGCCATAGCCCACGACAGCACGCGCAGGACCGCGTTGCGCAGCAACCCGGTCAGCCCGGGAACGCCCGATGTCGTGATGTCCTCGACCGCGTAGTTGCGCAATTGCGTCAGCGTCGGGCGGGCAAACGGCATTAGGTCACCCCCACGGGTCGGGCATTTTCACGGGCGACGGCAGGATCGCGAGGTTCGACCACGCCCACCCAAACATAAAGCGGGTTTGCGTGCCGTCCGGTTTGACGATCCCGACCGCGATTCCGATGTTGTTCGAGGCGAGCCAGAACGTGTTGACGAGGACCATGCGCGCTACACCGTCGTCGACGAGCCATTGCAGCGCGTCGAGCGTGAACGTGCGCGCGGTCCCGAGCGTCGCGCGCGTCTTGTGCGCCCGGTCGAGTTGCCACAGGTTCGAGCCGAGCGGCTTGTCGAGAAAGGGTGCGGCCCACCACCCGCGCCGGTCGGTCGTGCCATCGGTCGGTGTGAAATCGGGCGTTGCGAGCAGGTCCGAGAACAGTGACACAAGGCACGCCGTTTCGAGGTCCTGCCCGGTCTCGACATCGCCCTGCGCGAGCGACCAATCGCCATGCGTTTGCGTGTTGTCCCATAGGACCCGGATGTCGCCGCCATTGCCCGCCGCCGGGAGCGGCCCGGCCGGCTCGATGGGGTAAAGCGGTGGGACAATCCACCCGTCGCCGTCACTCATTTCACTGCCTTAACGAGACGTATGGTGCCCAATTGACGCTAATGGCGGCGGCGGTTGCGCTGTAGGCAATGGCTCCGGCGGTATGCCGGCCCTCGCTCAACGCGCCGATGAAGCTTCCCATAAACGAAATCAGGGTCGCCGCACTCGCGTTCGACCAATAGGTCTGCGCCCCGGCCGCACCACCCGTCGATCCATCAAGGGTGACGCCACCCTGGACCTGATCGCTGGCCGGGACGCCTGAGAAATAGCCGGTGGTCAGATAGGCGCTGACGATCTCATCGCCCCAAGTTACGAAACCAGCCGGCGTCCCGGTAAGGACGACATAGGCACCATTTCCGGCGAAGGTTCCACCGCCACCCGGAGCCTGCACACTTCTCCCGGTGCGGTTGAACCAACTAGCGACATAGAGATTCGCGCCGCTCTGCTCGAATTGACTGCTCGCGTTGGCGTAGACCATGCCGACAAGGGAACGGGTGACATCGCCGCTCTTGACCTCGATGCCGTTGGTGTTTGTCGTATGCCCGGTCGTCGACGCTTCCAGCGCCACGGCACCGGCATTGTTGAAAGCGTAAATGTAATAGAGCGTGTTCGCGGCGAGTCCGGTGTTCGCAAGAGTGACACCGGCCGACGAGACCGACAGCAAGGTCCCGTTGATGTTGATGAGGTTGCCGTTCTTCGGATAGAGCGCGATTTGTGTCGCGCTGACATACCGCAATTGAGTCTCGTGCGGGACCGTCACTGGCAGGGTCGCCCCGGTGGCACCTTGCGGGCCGGTGGCACCCTGCGGGCCGGTGGCACCTTGCGGGCCGGTCGCCCCGGTGGCACCCGGCACGCCTTGCGGCCCCGTCGCACCATTTGCGCCGGTGGGGCCGGTTGCGCCGGTCGCTCCGGGTGGCCCGGGCACCGTCGATGCTGCACCGGTTGCGCCGGTCGCCCCGGTGGCACCTTGCGGGCCGGTCAATCCGGTGGGGCCGGTGGCACCTTGCGGGCCGGTCAATCCGATGGGGCCGGTCGCGCCGGTCGCCCCGGTGGCACCCGTTGTCCCCGGCACACCCTGCGGGCCGGTCGCGCCTTGCGGTCCCGTGAGTCCTGTCGGGCCGGGCGGACCTGTCGCTCCTGTTGCACCGGTGGCTCCGGTTGCGCCGGTCGCGCCGGTCGGTCCTGCCGGGCCGGCGGGTCCTGCCGGGCCGGGCGGTCCGGGCGAGCCGCTGCCGCCGCCGATTGCAACCCCGTTCTGAAAAAACCCGTTGCTCGCATCGACCTTGCCGTTCGCCTTGACGTCGCCGGTGTGCGTCGTTTGCGGCGTGTCGACGGTGACCGTCTCCGTTCCCTGGACGGTCGTTTTCGGGCTGCCGAGCAGCGCCGTGTTGCCGCCCTTGGCGGTCAGGTCCTTTTTGCTGTTGATGTTGAGCTTATTCTCGCGGTTGAGCGCGACCGTGTCGCCCTCGTCGGTGTAGAGGTAGACCTCGCCCGGCTTTAGGTTCTTCTGCCGATACTGTTGATTGTTGGTCCCGACGATGATTCCGTTGTCGGTCTGCCCGGCAATGAAAATCGCGCTGACATCGGTTTTCGGCAACGGGCGCATCGAGAACCCGTAAAGCTGCATCACCGGCACTTTGTCGATGGTCTCGGGCCGGTTGTTGATCTGAATCTGTGCCGTTTGAATGTTGCCGGTATCGTCGGTGGTGGTGATGCGCGCGGGCGCAACCATCATCAGGATGCGCCGATAGAGGCGGTCGATTTGCTGTTGCGACCGGTCGGGCAACATCATGGCGCGGGCGGATTGTCCGGTGCGGTCGGGTTGTTGCCGCCGCTGTCGAGGTCCTGCTCGCGCGGTGGCAACGGGAACAGGGTGGTCGGCTCAGGCTCGAACGCCTCTTTCGGCATCAGCGTGACGATCCCGTGCTGCCCGTCCTCGTCGCGGGTGTAGACGATGCGGCCGATGCACCACGTCGCGTCGGGGAGCTTTAGGACCGGGATATTGATTTGCGCGAGGTGGTTAAGCTGCCAAAGCTGCCCGCCGATGTCGCGCCAGGAGTCGCAAGTGACGGTGCACTCCATCGAGCGGCCCATGCGCCGGTTCGCTTCCCATTTCACCCGGCGTTCTAACAGCGAGCCTTGTTGGTCGGTCTGCTCGCTGATGATGATGCGGCGGCGAAAGCGCGGCACGCCCGGGTCGGCGACGATATAGCCGCGCGGCACGTGCCCTTGCCCTTCCTCGGTGGTCGACACCGCGCTCGTCAAAAACCCCTCATATTCCGAGAACCGTTGATCCATCGTGAAATTGACCTCGGCGCGCTCGACGTTGACGCCTTGCACGAACCCGCTCGACATCGCCTCGGTCCCGGCTTGCGCCAGCATCAACGACCCATCGGGCATGTCGTAAAGCACCATGCCGGCCGTGCGCGTCAGCCGGTCGATGGCATCCCACGCCGTCTCGCCGAGTTGGACCACGAATAGGGGAATCGTCTCACCATCGCCGGCGAGGCTGTTGACGGTGACTCCATAGCCGGCGGCGAGTTCCTGAATCAGTGACAGCGTCGTGCCGCCGAGCTTCTGATAAACCGGGTCGTTGCGGTCCCCGAAAAACCCGGCGGCGTCGACGAGGTCCTCGCTTTTGCTGCGGCCCTGTATCCGCACCGTGTGCGAGGCGGGCGTGATCTGCGCCCAATACCGGTCGATGTACCCGGTGACGACGATGTCGCCGCCGAGCGCCACCGTGCACGGGTCGCCGGGCTTGATGTTGATCTGCAGCGTCGTCGGGTATTTCTCGGTGACCTCGACCGAGAAATTAGCGGGCGCTTGGTCCATCGAGCGCATGACCTCGACCCGTTGCCACCCGGACCAATCGGTGCCGCCGACCGAGAGCGTCAATTCGTCGGACGCACGAGGCGGGGCGATGTTGGTGAGGCCGAGACCGTCCATCATCGCTGCAGCGCGTTAAACTGTAGCGGCATGAAAAGCGGGTGCGGCGGCGCGGCGCTCGCGACGAGTTGCGGCTCGCGGGTCGTGTCCTGATAGAGCGTCCACGCCTCGGCGAGCGACGGCATTGGCACGAACGTCGTGACCTCGACGAGCAGCGCGAGATTGGCCCCGCGCACCGCGAGGTCGATGGCGACCGCCGTGCGCAGCGCGCGCAGCGCCATATAGATCGCGTCGTGGCCGGCGTCGGCTTGCCGGGTCGCCTCGGCGTCGATGGCACCGCACACGAGCGCGCGCACGCTCTGCGCGTCCTGATAGCTGATCGGCTGATAAAGTTGCGCCGCCTTGCCCAATGAGGCGCAGGCGGCCCCGCGTAGTTGCGCGGCGAGGATCGCCTGCACGGCGCGAGCTTCGGCCGAGAGCGCGCCGGTGCCGGCGAGCGGCGGCGGCAGCCACCCGCAGAGCGGCACAAGGAGTCGGATCGCGTCGGCGGGGTCGGTGGTCGAGGCGAGGACCGCGTCGGTGAGTGTCGCGGCGGCCTCGTTATAGGCGGCGAGCGCGGCGGCTTGAATCTTGCCGTGCAGGACCGCGCCAATTCCGATAGCGGCGCTCATAGTGCCTGCAATGCCGCAATCATGTTGTTCGCGGCGGTGAGGACCGCTTGCCGGGTGAGGTCGGCATTTGCGAGCGCGCCGTCGACCGTCGTGCCTGCGGGCTGGAATGCGCTGCGCCGGCCGGTGGCGTATCGCCCATAGAACCCATCGGGCAGACCGGTGACCGCCGACAGCGCCCGCGCCGGATCGTTGACCGCCGCGATAGCCGCTTCCGGGAATTGGGCGAGCGGGTCGGTGGCGATGGTCGGCACGCGGTCGAGCTGCAGTTGCTCGATGGCGAGCGACAGGTCGACGCCGAGCGCCAGGATGAGCGCCTCGGCCTCGTTGATGACCGCCTGCCGGGTCGAGGCCGAGGCCGCCGGAAAGGTGATGTCGCCGGTGACGACGAACGAAAACGTAAGCTCGACGACCCGGCCGCGCTCTTTGCGGTCGCTCATCGCATACTCGACGAGGACGACTTGCACGGTGCCGAATGTCGGGTGCACAAGCGTCCCCTCGCCGGGGACCTCGCACGCCTGCATCATCGCGTCGCGTTGCTGGTAGACATCGTCGCCGACAATCCACCCCCGGATCGAGAACCGGCGCGGCAAGCGCCCGAGGTCCTCGACCCATACGCTGTCGCGGTAGGGATACTCGTGCAGCGCGGTCCTGCGGCCGGCGGTGGTCAATGCGACGTCGGTGTAAAAGGAAAGCCCGCGCCAGGACCCCGGTTGTAGCTGCAGCCACCACCGCGAGCGCAGCCACGAGCTATCGCTTTGGTCGATGATGAGCGTGTTGCCGGCGACCTGGGTGAGTTCGCCAATCGAATTCGGCGGCACAAGTGGCGGCGAGCTAATCATCAGATCGACTCGATGATCTGTTCCTCGACGCGCGGGTGATTGACCCGCACCCCGTCACCCTTGCCGGTCGCCTCGACGCTCGACCCCTTGGGCGGGTTGCGGTGCGTCACGTTCACGTCGACCTGCCCGTTGACCCCGCCGCCGCCCCCGCCGACAGCGACGCGCTCGCCTCGGGCCTCGGGCATCCGCTGCGGCTCGCCCTTTGCCAACGTGCGCAGTTCCCGCGCTCGGGCGGCGGCCTCGACGCGCTCGCCCATCGGATCGCCAAACCGGCCGCGCACGCCGCCGATGTCGTAATGCATCAGGTCGGGCACGCCGGAACCGGCGCTCGTCTCGAAATGCCGGCCCCACGCGAATTTTTGGGCGAGCGCGGGGTTGCTGACCATCATGCGGGCGAGACCCTCGACGGCCGCTTTCCGATAAAGCCCGCTCGTGTCCTCGCCACGGTTCGCGATCTTGGTGCCCTTCGGGTCGTAGATTTGCCAATCCTCGGCGGACCCGGTGAAATGCTGCGAGTGTGGATTGTTGCCGCGTATGCCCGAGGTGACGCGCGCGGTGTAGCCCGGCGGCAGGATCGACTCGAAGGCCGCTTTCATCGTGTTGTGTAGCTGTTGATTGACGCCGGCCGCAGCCGCGTCCGAGGTGACGTGCCCGCCGCCGCCTGCGGGTGGTGCCGGCATCGCCGCCGCGACCTGCGGCGCACCCTGTGGCCCCGGTGCGCCGCCCGGCTCCGGTGCCGACATGCCGTAAGCCTGTTTTGCGTAGGCGAGGCGCTGCGGTCCGCTGCGATAGCTGCGGTCGAGGACATCAGCCGGCCGCTCATATTCGCTATGCGTCAGCCGGCTCGCTTCCTCGATGCTGCGGGTCTGTCGGAGCTTCCCGAGGAACCCCGAATATTTGCCCTGCAATTCGTGTTCGAGGAACCCGACGTTCGCTTGGTGGCTTTTCGGGTCGAGATTGTGCGCGGCCGACCACGCCTCGAATTCACGGCGGCGCGGGCCGGTCCATTGCGCGTAGCCATAGCCGCCGCGCCCGCTGATCGGCTTTCCCTCCTGCAGCGAGGCGAACCCGCCCGACTCGTACCCGAGATTGCCGACGAGGCCCGCCGCCTGCTCGCGGGTTAGCTTCATGTCGCGCATGAGGTCGGCGACGATGCCACCCGCCCGCTGCGCGAACAGCGAGCCGCGTTTCGCCGGCCCGCCGGTGTATGCGCCCGAGGGCGGCGGGACCGGTGCGGCCGGCGCTGTCGGTCCTGTCGGTGCCTCGGGTGCGGCCGGTGCCTCGGGTCTGCCGGCCGGCTCGGGCGCTCCGGGTGCCTCGGGGACCCCTTCCGGCGCGGCCATAGGCCCACCCGTGCCGCCGGGCGCTCCGGGAGCCGCAGGAGCGCCGGGAGCGCCGGGTGCTACCATACCCCCGCCGGGAGCCATTCCCCCCATCCCTGGCCCGCCGCTGCGGCCCGCTGGCGATCCTGCGCCACCCGGGCCGGCTGCGCCCGCGCCGACGGCCCCGTAGAGGGTCACCGACTGCGCATAGGCGGTCAGTTCGGTGCAGCGCACGACGATCTGCCCGGTGCCGCTCGGGATCGCCGGCGGGATCGCTGCAGGCGGGACGGGTGCTGTTGCACGGGGAGCCGGCTGCGGTGCAGCGGCGGGAGCGCCCGGCGGCGTCGGGACGGGCTGCGGCGTCGGGACGGGCGCGACGGGTGAGCCGGGCGGCGGCGGCGGTATCTGAATTCCGCCAGCGCCAGGTTGCAGCGGCACGGTGTAATTTGGCGTCGGCGGCGCGGCGGGTGCGACGGGTGCGCCGGGGAGCGGCGGCGGTATCTGAATTCCG